CGGGGTTCAATGCTCCGAATATGGCGCCTAACGCGTCCCCTATCGCGTCCGTGAATCCGCTGATCGACTCTAAGAATCCGTCGAACCATGCCTTGGCCTTGGCGATGCCCTCTATCAGCTGACGGATTGTCCTCACGACCCCTGTGGCGATCTCCATGACCGCCTTGACGGGACCGGCGGTTATCGACCCCAGCGCGGTCATGAGCTTCCTTACTTCGCGCTGGAATGTTCCGAAGGTCTTGGCGTACCCTGTCGGGTCCCACGCCTTGAACGCCTTCTTCATTATCTCCCATGCCTTCTTCAGGAGCATTATGGCGCCTACGACCGCGGTGACTATTGCGAGCACCGGGGCCAGCGCCGATACGAGGGACCCGGCGGCGGATGCCATCCCGGCCATCCCCGACGCTCCCTCCTTCATGGATCCGAATGCCTCCTTGACGCCTCCGAGCCCTCCCTTGAGGGAACCGAACGCGCCCTTGATGCCTGAAAAAGCCTTGGACATGGTCGGCGATATGCGTCCGAGGGATGATGTGACCCCTTCGGCGCTTCCGCCCACGCCCTCGATCTCGGACTTGGCGCTCTGCATCTCCTGATGGAATCCGTCGCCATCGACTTCCAGCTTGATCCTCAATGTGTCTTCCATTCCATCATCCTCCGCAGTTTCGCCATCTGCTGTTCCTCCAGCATCCTCATCTCAGCCTCCTCCCTCTGGACCATCATGTCCTCGAACTCCTCGTCCGTGAACATGACCTTTATCTTGTCCAGCGGGTCCTGCGGCCTGTCGCTGAATCCTCCCAGCACCATGTTGGCGATCACGATCGCCAGCGATATGTCCTCCCACCTCTTGCGGTCCCTTCTGACCGCGACGGCGCGGAGTAAAAGGGAGGGGGTCGCCGTCTCCGGGATCCCCTCCGATAAAGCGATTATGCGAATGGCGTCGGTCACTCTGGCGAAGCGCTGTCCTCTGAGGTAAACCCCAGCTCGGCCATGCTTCCTCTCAGGACGGTCGTCAGATCGCGGATGGTGAATCCGTCCGCTACGAACTCCTTCCATCCCTTGCCGTCGTATATCAGGCGGGTGAGCCTGTCTATGGTGGACAGCTTGGGGGTGTCCCCCAGCTTGTCCATCTCCTCAAGGAACGAGTATCCCGGGGTCTTCTCCTCCATGGCTACGATGGCATCGAAGTCCAGACACAGGTCCTTCTCGACTCCCTTCTTGGATGTGACCTTCACCATCGGAATCACTCCTCTCCACTGTTGTCCTCTACGGGCTCTTCGCCGTCGGTCCACTGCGCGTACAGGGTGACGTCCTCGGTTATGACGAAGGTGTCATCCTCGTCGTAGGATACCCCCTGACCGTTGGCCTGAGTGTTCCATGATGCGAAGATCTTGTTCTCAGGCGCGGTGAACTCGTTGGCCTTGGTGCTGACGGTGGTTCCTGCGGAGTAGGGGCTGTTGCTGTCGGTCATGGTTCCCGTTCCGCTGTTGGCGTCGTATGATACGGTGTACGTTGCGTACAGCTCGCTCCATACGGGTGCCGAGGACGGGATGATCGTGAGGTTGGCCTCCATGGCGGACGATACCGCGCCGGCTCCCATGCTCCAGACGAACTTTCCAAACAGCTCGACCTTGACCCTGTTCTGAGGGTATATGACGATCCACTTATAGGTCTCGTTCATGCTCAGCGAACGGAGCAGATTGAGGTTGGAATCGTACACATGCGTGGGTGTGTGCTGGAGAGGCTGTGCGTTCATGGTGAACGACAGATCGCCTGAGAAGTCCGGGATGTCGGGGATGAACTCCTTGATCTCGCTTGTCAGGTGGGTCACGTCTATCTTGTCGGGGCTGTGTCCGATCTCCGGCACCGCCTTGACCTCGTTGAACCATACGGGGGAGTTGTCGATGTAGACTCCGACCTTGATTCCTTTTGCCGATACTGCTGATGTTGTCATTGATATTACCTCTGTCAATGTGTGAATGTGTTTCCTCTCCTGTCGACGACCCCGGAGACTGTGATTATAGCGCGGTATACCCTCAGATTGTCGTCGTAGAAGTCCGTGTGGCCGGTGGTGTGCATGTTGTACCTCGCCAATGCGTTGACGACCTTCTCCGTCACCCTGTCGGCGGTCTCCTGATCCCTCGCGTTGATGTCGATTGAGTACGCGAGATCCATCTGAACCTCCGAACCGTCCTCGTCCGTCTGCACCGGATAGCGTCCGATGTGGCTGACGAGCACGGCGGGCATCTTCAGGTCCTTCTTGGGCCATCTCCTGTACGCCCTGCCTCCGACCTCTTCGATGGATGCCACCGTGGAGACTATGTCATTGATTATGTCGATCATGTCTCGTAGACCTCCTTGATGGTACCCTTGATGATCTTCAGGAACGTCTTGCGGTTGTCGTACAGCGCCGGCCTCATGAACGGCCTTGGGTGCTGTGCGAACCTCATGACGAACTTAGGCTCCTCGGAGCCCTCCCCGCCATACTTGGGGTTGGGAGCCACCCATCTATCCTTCTGGACGTGCTCCACTTCGGGATCTCCGAGGATGCCGGTACCGAACTCTATGAACTTGGCGTAGGACTGCGCCGTCTCGATGCCGATGGACACGGATGCCTCGCCGTTGCGGACGATTATGTCCTCGGCGGTCTGCACCGAGTTCCTCAGTGCGCCCGTGTCCACGGCCTTCTGGCGGGTTATCTTGAGCACAGCATACGCACGCATCACCTCGCATATCTGAGGCCCTGCGTCGGCCTCTATGCTATCCATTACATGCGATAGTGACTCGAAGGACTGAGCGACCTCATCCGCGTTGGAGGCTGATGTTTTACCTTTTGCTGCCATTGGTAACCTCCCTCGCGGTCATGGTCTGCTCAGTGGGGAACGTCCGCACGGAGATGATCTCGTAGAGATCCTCCTCCCCGTCGGTCAGTATGTCCCCCGCCCTGAACACGCCCTTGCGGCTTGCGGTGTCCTGAGACCCGCATCCGTCGGCGATCACGAGATACTGCGACCCTGAATGCACATAGCCCTGTTCGGACAACATGCGGGTCTCGGCTCCCGGCACGAATGCGAGGTCGAAGGGGCCTGTGGTCTCGAACGTCTCCGTCACGATGCCGTCATGCTCCTCCGTCCCTACGGCGGTCTTGCGGTAATACGACCTCACGTCATATTGTAGAGGTTGCATTGATGCCGACCACCAGTCTGTACGCTTTCATGCGCTTTATGAGCTGTGCGTCCAGCCCGCTTTCGGGCCAGACGCGCATTATCTCTCCGTCCTGAGCCCTCGTCACTCCCTCCACGCCCATCCGTGCGTGCTGTGCGCGTGCGATCTCGCAGATCAGCGAGTCCACCGCCTCTCCGGGATCCTCACCCCTATGGGTGAAGTCGAGGAATGTCCCCAGCGCATCCTCAAGGATCGTGATGATGTAGGCGTCATCCGCATTCTTGAACGCGGGATAGCTGTGCATCCTCGCCATTCTCCTCTCGGTATCCGCTGAGGCCATCTCATCCACCTCAGCTCTTGATCGCCATGTAAGCGGCGACGGTCTTGTTGTCGGGTACGATGAGGTCGTGGTAGACACGGTACTTGATGATGTCACCGTCGAACTGCTCGGAATCCTTCGCGGGGATGAATCCGAGGTTGTTGATCGCGGTGACTCCGTTGGCGACTCCGGGTGCGACTACCGCGTACCAGATGTCTGTCGCTCCGCCCGCGAATCCGAACTTGGTGGCATCCACGGTGGGAGGTGTGGTGGTGGTGTCGCTGAACGCGTTGGTGAATCCGTCGTTGAGTGTGACGGTGGTCTTCATCCTCGCGCTGGGGACGTAGACGATCTTGTTGCCGTTGATGGACCTGTTGACGGTGTTGACGCCATTTCCTGCGGCGGTGGGGTCCCTTGTGAGAGTGACCTCGGAGGATGTGTCCACGAGACCTCTGAGGTCTCCGTTGACGTAGACTGTCAGTCCCTCGTCGATTCCGGTCGCGTCCGAGACGCTGTCGCATGCCTCGATGAGCTGTGTGACGACGTTGGCCTTGGTGGGCTTGGCCTTGGCGGACACGTTGTTGTTGGTCGCGGTGAATGCGTTGAGCCTTGCGTACAGTTTCGCCATCCTTGTCGCGTCGATCTCGGGGATGACCTGCTGTCTGATGAGCTCCGCGGCGGTGGCGGCTGCTGTTGCCATTGCGCCGGACTCCATCTCGTCGGCCTTGTCGATGACGAGCCTCAGTCCCCTGTCGTAGGAGAGTGCGTAGCTCTGCCATACGAGGCTTGCGGCTCCGGTGGGGTATCCCTTGGTCTTGTCGTAGTTTCCGAGACCGGTGGTGCTCAGTGTTGCGAGCTTGACGGTACCGGCTACGTTGGTGGCCCTGACGAGTGCGGGGTCTGCCTGCATGTCGGAGGTCTTCGCCTCGATGGCGATGATCTCGTCCATCTTCTCTGTGATGTACTTCACGGCCTCAGTGATGCTGTTGGGCATCGAGTTGCCGGAGTAGATTCCATTTCCTGGTGTTGCTGTCATGTTTCTCTTCCCCCCCTTACCAGCTCCGGCGCCGTCATATCCTCATGGCCTTGTCGATCTCCGACTGCCACGAGGGTGTTCCGGTTCCGTTGCCGACTCTGGGGGCTCCGTGATTGACTGATTCGTTGACTGCTTTAGTCACCGCATCGGTAAAAGCAGAACTGAATGCTTGGATCGCCTGATTCGTCGCCTCTTCGGTCTCCCCGATGAGGTTGACGACGAAGACATCATCCGTCGGGAGGTTCAGCCTTGCCAACTCGGCCGCCACGCTCATCTTGGCGCTCTTGAACCTCTCGGCCTTGAGCTCCTCCGCGAGCTTGGCGTTCTCCTTCTCCTTGGCTTTCAGCTGGGCCTCGTGTGTGGCCTTAGCCTTCTCCTCGCCCTGAAGGGATGCGATCCTGTTGGCCTCGCGTTCCTCGGCTATGGCCTTCTGCACCGCTTCCTCTATGAGCTTGTCCGTATGCTCCCTCTCCCTCTTCAGCCTGTCCGTCACGGCCTTGTCCATGTCGGTCTGGGTGAATTTGCGCTCCTCGCCGGAGTTGGTTTCGGGATTGTTCTGATCCTGTGATTCTGATTCTGCCATGATACTGTCCCCCATGTTGGGTGATTCTCAGTAGGCCGTTTAAATACAAAAAAGTTAACGCCGTTAAGTATCCACCGCGAGGGATTCTGGCTGAAAATGGAGTCCCGTGTCCGGGACCCCGTTGAATGAAGATCAGGACGAGGCTTTTACCCTGTCCTTGAAAAAGTCAGCCCAATAAGGATTCTCCTTATCGAAGATACGCTTCTGCTCTGGGGTAAGCTTCTCAGGGTAATCCCTGAAGAGGTTGAACACGGTCTTCTTGTCGAATGAGAATAGGAACTCACCTATGCGTCCGGGCGTATCCACCCACCATATCGTATCGGTTTCGTTCTCCTTGTAGAAAAGGTCCTCACTTGGCATATCCGCCTGCCCCCTTTACTTGCTTATCTGCTTTCGTGTTTATATACCCTAGCAATTTCTCGATCTCCGGGTTGTCCTTCATATTGTCGATGTCTATGAGCACGGATTCATATTCGTACTTACCCTTGGCTCTGCACTTGAACCTCTGCTTCAGCGTCATCGGGCCCAATGGCTTGAATCCATTGTACTCCTCAGTGCTCTGCAATTCAAGGTACTCATACGCACCTTCCGCATTTTTACGGACAATGGCGGCATGTCTCCCGGTGGCGAGGTAGTATTCCTTGCCCTCGGTCACATGTGCATCGAGCAACTCCTTGGCGGCCTTAACGTCGCTCTTGCCCTTGACGATCCACCCGTCGGATATGCCGGAGATCTCCTTGACGACCTCATAGTTCGAGAATACCTGCCTCGATACCCCGTCCCTGTAATCGAGGACATCCAGTCCGTTCTTGTTGCCGGCATACGTCAGCGCCAACGAGGAACATGACCCCGCCGTTTTATCAGGGCCTCCGACCCTCTGGATGATCTTCTCTTCGGTGGGCACCTCCTTGAATCTGGTGACTGGTCTGTATTCCACATTGTATTTCTCCAGCACCTCCCTCGCGTTGGTCTTGGGTACGACCTTCTCAGGCTCAGGTTGCCTCTTGGGAACTATCGGTCTGCCATTGTTCTCCGCCCATTCCTCGTACGTCATGCGCGGATCCATCTCCTCGGCGCCCTTGTTGTCCATGTAGTTCTTGTAGAGCTCTTCCTTGAGCTCCTTGGACAGCGCCGCGACGGTGGTGCATCTGCAATTGGGGTGGATGGGGGGATAGTTGACCCCCACGGCCTTGGAGTCTATGGGGTACGTCTTGCCGTCGAGCTTGCCGCAGTCAATGCACGTCCTCTCGTCGAACGTCGCCACGAACTCGTACCTCTTGACCCCATGGCGCTTGTAGGAGTCCGCATGGGCCTGATTCGCCACCGCCGTCACGGTCGTGCGTGCGTTGCGGGTGGCGCGTACCTCGTTGATCTGCTCGACGTTCCGCCATCTGTTGGCGATCTTCTGGGGGGAATCCCCCATCAGGAGGCCCTTGGCGACCTCGTCCTGTACGATCTTGGACATGGGCCTCAGATACTCGGTGACGGAGCTCTGCGACCACTTCCCCTTCAGGAACGTGTCGACGGCCTTGGTCCCGGGGACGTCCATGCTCCAAGACAGCCCGACCTGCTTCTGCACCATGAACTCCCCTCTCATGATGCCCTCCCTCGCCACGTTGCGGAGGACATCCTTGCCGGCCTTGTAGAGGTCGACGGTGTGCTCGTACCTCCCGAACTCCGTAATGTCGCGTATGGCCTTCCTGACGGTCAGGGATCCGTTCCCTATGTCGCCGTACAGCTTGGACATCATCCTCCTGCGCTCCACGTCGGGGGCGCGTTGGATGATCTCTTCGAGCTGGCGCACGGTGGAGGGGTCCGCGGGGCGGTTCATGACCGCGACCCCGTTGGTGGAGTCATACCCCGCGGCGCTGAGGACGTTGGCGATCTTGGACATCATGCCCTTGGAGGTCATGTCCGAGTAGCGCTTGAACGCCTTGCCAAGCGGTTCCTCGTATGTGCGGTACGTCAGGACGTTCCATTCAGCGTCATTCTTCGGTACCGGCGTTCTCTTCGGCATCGTTATCCTCGGATCTCAGTTGCCTGTTCCTCTCCTCGGTCGCATCGTAATCGTAGGTCTCCCTCGTCCTCTGTGCGGATGCGTCCTCCTCGGCCTCCACCAGCTCGGTCTCCTTCTCGGGATCGGGGATGACGGACACGAGCGTCCTTGCTGTCTGGAGTGACATGACCTTGCCCCCTCCGGTGAGCTGAGTAAGCGCGGTCGCTATATAGGAGAGGTCCTGCGGCGCGTTGAGGTTGAACGTTATGACCATGCTGTCGATGTCCGCCCTAGGCTCGTAGCCGGGGCTCATCGAGGGGTTGTTGAGCCTGTAATCGTACAGCTTGCATCTGCGTGTGAATCCCCTCTGCATCATGGACTGCTTGCGGGACACCACCTGATCCGTGCCGAACAGCTTGTACATCATGGCGACGCCTGACGCGTTGCCAGCGAACTTCTCATCCGAGAGATCGGGAACCATGGCGAACTTGTGGAGGTCGTTCCCTATGCGGGACTGGAGCACCTCGCAGTCCGCCTCGTTGGACGGCTTGACAAGATACTGCGCCACGACGTCCTCGTCCAGCTGGAGCACCTTCATCTTCCTGAGGTTCTTGCGGCCCTCGTTGATCTCGTCGGTGGTGGTCCCGATTATCTGTCCCCCTGACAGCGTCAGCATGGCCTGTGCGAACGAGTCCTGATTGTCCTGCCTGTCGGACAGGACGCCGTTGTACGCATCCTGAAGGTCCATGATGCCCTCGAAGTCGCCGAGCATCAGCCTGTTGTTCCTGTACTCGATGAGGGGCACCCTGCCGAATCCGTGCGGTACCGGCGAGGAGACCATGGTCCATGTCCTCGGGGCCGAGCCCTTGGCATCGGTCTCCCATACGCTGACGGCCTCGGTGTCGTACAGATAGATGCGGTATCTCGCCTTGCGCTCGTTGGTGGTGTACCCGTAGACCACGGCCCCGAACACGGAATCCCTCTCGATGTCCCCTGAATAGGCGACGAACGCGTGGAGGGGGTCGATCTCGACGGAGTTTGGCTCGTCCTTGCCCTCCGGGAGGTAGACGAGCTCGTATGTGCGTCCGTAGATGGACATGTCCTCCCCGATCTCCTGATCCACGGCCCACTTGTCCTGAGCCTTCATGAGGTCGAGGATCTCCTGTCCGGGCTGGTCGTTCTCATCGGTGGTGTATCTGGGCTCGTTTCCGAACTGGTATCCCACCAGTACGTCGGTTATGTACGCGCAGTGGTTCGATACCACGCGGCTGTTGCCTTCGTGCATCTCGCTGAAGTCCTGATCGCCGAGGTAGTAGCGTCTGAGGCGCTCGTATCTCGGTACCTGATTCCTCCACTGCTCGAATGCTATGTCTATGGTCACGGAGGTTATCTCCGGGTCCACGATTATGTCTGTTGCTGGTTCCTTCATGTTCAAACTCCCTTTATCGGTCTGATGTGCGTGTAGCAGAAGTATCTCAGTGCGTCCATGCGGTCATCGTTCTGCTTTATCGGTTTCTCCTCGCCCCTCTCGGAAGCCTTCGGATCCCATGAATACGAGGCGAACTCCGGGAGCATGTCGCGGCATGAGTCGGCGAAGATCACGGATCCGTCGTACAGGAGGTTCCTCGTGTACTCGATCCCGGGGAGGACGTCGTTCTTCGCCTTGATTACGTTGAGCCCGTGCTTGACGAACTCCTGACGGAGCACCTTGGCGGCGGGGTCTATCGCTATGATGATGCTGTTGGGATCGACGCTCAGCCTCTCGCACATGCTGAGGAATCCCGCATAATGGTCGTAGGTGGTCTTGTCGGAATCCTGATCGAAGTATTCCGCCACGATGCGCCAGTCCTGCCTGTTCCCCCTGAATATCCCGCCGAACAGCATGACGGTGGCATGGGTGGCTCCGAAGTCGATGGCGCAGTAGCGTATGTCGGTGCCGTCCATCTCCGCGTCCGGCCTGAACATGGCGGCGTTGACCCTCGGATACACCAAGCCCTCCGCCATCACGCGCAGGCCCAGCACGAACCTTGAGTACAGATAGCTGTCCTTGGGGTACTGGAGCTCAAGCGCCCTTAGCATCTGGGGCGTCATGACCGGGTTGTCCTTGGGGGTGTAATGCCACCAGTGGTATCCGCCGAGCTCCTCCCTCTCCCTGTCCGTCATGGCGTCGTAGCGGTCGAGATACTCCGTGTAGTACCAATGGTGGGGGTTGTCGGGGTTGAGGGTGTGGAAGTGCTTGCGGTCGGTGGAGACGGCGGTACGGTTGAACGCCTCCTCCACGAATCTCTGGTCGTGCATGTTGATCTCATCGGCGAACCATCCCGCGTATGTGTTACCGCGCAGGTTCATGTAGGACTTGATGTCCGCCGCGCCGGACACGAATATGATCTTGACCTGACCGTTGGCCGTGAACGTTATTGCTTGGGAGTTCTCCACCTTGCCGTATTTCGCACGCGGTATGAGGCTGAGGATGCCGTAATCCCCTATAATGCAGTTCTTCTCGATGGTCCCCAGCGTCCTCCCCGACAGGAGGAACACGTTCTCCTTCGAGTGCTTGACGTAGTTGCAGAACGCCACCAGCGCGTACACGGTCTTGCCGGACCTGATCGCTCCCTCCCATACGTTGAGGAATCCCGTGTGGTAGATCGAGGCGAGGGACTTCTCGAATGATCCCTCGTCATCCTCCTTGAACAGGATACGGGGACGTTCAGCCGCAATCATCTCTCTCCCCTGTACTTGGAGTTGAACCTCTCCAATGCGCCCGATAGGTCGTTCTCGAAGTCCTCCACTATCGCCATGACCGCCTCCTTGGACAGCCCGGTGGTCTCTATCATCATCTTGATGCCCTCGGCCCACCTCTTGCCGTAGTTGGTCTCCGCCCATACGAGGTCATGCTCCGACAGGGCCATGAACGGTATCTGCTTGGTCCTCTTCCTGAAGAACTCTATGTAGTCGAGGATCTCATTCGCGGTTTTCTCCTGAGATAGGTTCGGGTTTATCCGACCCCTGCGGTCGGGTGGGGTGTTGGATGACGGTTCGGTGTTGGATGAGGGTGTCGGGTCGACTTCAATCGCAGGCGCGGATGCGTGATTGTTCGGGGCCGTCCGCGTGTTGGGTTTACCCGTCAGTCCGTTCCTTCTGAGAATGTCCCTGACCGTTCCCTTGGCGATACCAGTCTCCTTGACGATGTCGTCTGTCTTGCGCCCTTCTCTTTTCAGATCGCAGATGCGCTTCTCGATTACGGGATCGGTCTTCTTGGTCATCTTATCCCCTTATTCCTCTGGGTTGAGTAGTTGCCAATCATCTTCGCTTTTTATAAAAGTTAACGGCGTTAAGTCGGGTATCTCCGAGAAAAAGGGAATGCGCCCGGTACAAGTAGGAGTGTGTTCCTTGTCCCGGGCCTTTGTTCCCGTTCTATTTCCCCCGAACGGGAGGGGGTGAGGTTCTACGTTGCTCCACAATGGAGGTGGATACAGGGTCGGGCCGGACGGATTGGGCATCACTCGCTATGGTTAGCATCCTAAGCGTTCGACGTAAATGGGATTACGAAGCGTCCGGCCCATGTATGTATCCGCTTCTGATTATTTAACGGACGTACGGTCAGTTGGATGCTCTTATGGGCTGGATGGGCTCATGGGCATATCGTTGAATGTAGGAGGGTTCTTGTTCGCCTCCTCGTACTCCGCCTTGTATTTCAGCCATCTCTGATAGCTGCCCTCGTCTTTCGTGTCCTCTATGAACTCCATAGCGTGCTCCTCGCACAGATGGATCCCACGAGGCTCGTATCTGTCGTAGTATTTCGAGTTCTCCCAATCGGTTCCGACTGTCAGGTACGGTTCGTTAGTTACGTCTTTTTTACACTTGTTGCAATAGATTCTTTCCATTTTGTTCCCTCTTTTTGCTCTTAATCGATGCTTTTTTTCGTTTTAATGGGTTTTCTTATGGTTGTTAGCTGTGAAGATCGGACGGAGGAACATGGGGCAATCCAATCCCTCGTCCGGCCTCACATGGGCCTTCTTCGATTCGCACCATTGGAAGTCGGTGATCTCTCCGAAGAGAGGGTCCCTCCTCCTTATCGTCGCCTTGTAGTGGCGGCATTGGAAGCAGTCCTGACCTCCGTTCCTCGTGTCTATGACCGTCTGCCTGACCCCTCTTATGCTCATGCCATCCGCCTCTCTCTTGCCAATGCACACAGAATACAGAAGCCTGCGGGATTCGCGCTGTCCGTGAAGTGGGGGCATATCCATTCGAGTGTGCTGCTCATGCCTTCGCCTTCCTCTCAGGGTAGAACCAGCCGACCATCAGCCATATCGCGTTGAGCTCGTACTTGTCGCACGGGTCTATCCCGATCTTGGCGTGGTTGGGCCTGTCGATATGGGGGCAGTTGACCATGTCCGACGCGAACTCGCAGTGGATGCACGTCCAGCAGTTGCGGGGCACGTTCTCCGGCCTGTGGGGTGCCGGCGCCACGGATCCTCCTGACGCCTTCATCCTTTAACCTCCGTGCGCCTGATCTCGCGTTTATCGTCCTCGTACTGCCTCCATCCGCATGTCGGGCATGTCAATCCCGTCCTGACGTTGAGGATGAGGTAGGAGATCCTGAACTCGGACAGGCACTTGGGGCACTTCTCATCCATCGGACTCCCTCCGGGTGATCTTCGATACGGGTCTGTGCGTTGAATCCCCCGACATAATGCTCGATGCCGTCCCTGTTCTGCACCCATGTGGTGCTGTCTATGGAATCAGCTCCAGCGAGCTCGCATATCATCATGCGCTTTATCGGCCCTATGCGTCCGACATGGCATTTAAGGCCGTACTCATGTGCGAACATTACCCAACCCTTCATGGTATCCATCTTCCACTCCATGGTACCGCCTACGAATATACCTGAGATTTTTCTCAGATCGACATATTCAAGAACCTGCTCCGGGCTCATGCCGTTCTGTACCGCGAGGTATCTTGGGAACTCAGGGTACATGGATTCAAGCACCGGGATCCATACCAACGAGAACAGGATGGACTTGGGGTCCGCGACCTTATCAGGTATGACTATGAAGTCGGGGTTGCGCCCCTCCTTCTTGCATCTCGTTAGGATTTTGAGGAACGGAGCAGGGTCCCACTCTTCCTCACGGTTATATGCGGCGTAGCATCCGTTGTCTATGGCGAACGAGGGCCAGTCGTCGGGGTTGCGCCATACGTCCACCATCAAGAGCCCGATGTTCAGCGCATTGCACTGTTCTATCGTTTTTCTGGTTCCCGTCGAGGTGTAGAGACGCATGTTGTCTCCTTCTCTCATGTAAAAGCCTCCAACGTGGTCCTCGTCCTGATCTTATGCTCGGCCTTACCGATGCGTTCCGTAGCGATCTCGTTCTTCTTTGCTCCGCTGGCGACGGCCTCGAACCACTTGGTGTTCAGCTTCAACTCGTGGGTGGTCATTCCTTACCCCTCCAATTTTTAAAACCGTCTGCTCTCACCCATTTTACGAAATAATCGCATTTGCTGGCGTCGCCTGGGTTTACTTTATGCTTTCCCTCGAGTACGCACTCGGTCTTCGAGGTTACTAATGATTTGCCATAATGGAAGCATTCGGAACAGGTGACTTCGGTCATTCCTTAACCCTCCTGTTCCACCTTTGTCTGTTAAATTCGCTATCTCTAAATGAGAATGAACATAGGATACAGTCATCGTATGGAGGATGCCAGACCCTTCCACCTATTATACTCATATCCGTGTTACAGAACGGACAGTGCCTGAGGGCAACTGTTTCCATTTTGGAACAGGTTGAATCGGTCATTCCTTCGCCTCCTTCCTCACTGCTTGTATCTCTTCCTCGGTCGGCTCCTGCAACTCCACCCAATGCGCACAGCCTTGCATCGGGCATTGTTTGGGTGGGTTGTCTCCATCGCAGTTCACACAGTTCAGATAACAGGGTGGTTCGCAATCGTAACAGATGTATCTCATTCCTCCGCCTCCTTTACGATCTTGTTGATCTTGGGATAGCGAGAAACGCATTCAGCCATGACCTCGCCTCTCAGAATCTCAAGTTCATCCAGCAA